GTTCATGGCGGCGCGGTGGGCGACGGTATCGAACGAGCCCTATGGCCGGTCTCCGTGCATGGACGCGCTCGGCGATAATAAGCAGGTCCAACTGGAAACGCGCCACAAGGCGGAATTCATCGTCAAGGGCATCCGGCCACCGATGGGCGCCAATCCAGAATTGAAGAACGAGCCTTCCTCGATCGTGCCAGGCATGATCACCTACATGTCGACGGAGGGGGGCAAGAAGGGCTTCTGGCCGTTGTTTGAGCCGAATCCGGTATGGCTAACCGGACTGACGGCGGACATCGACAAGGTGAACGCCCGCATTGAGAAATGCCTGTTCGTTGATCTGTTCATGGCGATTTCCCGGATGGAAGGCGTCCAGCCGCGGAACGAGCTCGAACTGACGAAGCGGGACCTAGAGCGGCTGCAGGAGCTGGGTCCGTTCATCCATATGTTCGAGAACGAATTCGCGGCGCAGGCCCTGCGCAGGGTGTTGGACATCATGATGCGGCGGCAGATGCTCAAGCCGCTACCGCAGTCACTGCGCGGCGTGCCGATCAAGATCAACTACGTCTCGATCATGAAGTTGGCCCAGAACGCTTCTGAGTCGGTGTCGATGAAGGACGTGTTCTCAACGGCCGGAGCCCTGTCGAGCGCGGCCAAGGCGGCAGGTGTCCCGGACCCGATTCGCACCATCAATCTCGACAAGGCGTTGAGAGAGTATGGTGATCGCAACAACTTCCCGCAGAACCTGTGGTACACGGACGGCGAAGTGAGCGAGCACGACCAGATGGAAGCCAAGGCCAAGCAGCAGGCACAGATTCCTGGTCAGGCCATGGCAGCGGTCGACGCCGCTCACACGCTGAGCCAGACCGGGACCGGCGGCGGGTCGGCGCTTAGTGCTATGATGGGTCCAAGTGGAGGAGCACCAGCATGAGCGACCTAACCGAACCCGATGTGATTTCGCAGATGAAGCACAGCCTCAAGGAGGCCGGGCAATCTGCGCTCGATCTATCGGTCACGTCGCGCAAGGGCCCAGCCTACAGGAAGCTCCGCGAGCACCTACTGCTGGTCGAGGGCTGTTGCCGCCAGATTTCCGTCATGCGCGAGGACACCCGCTGGCTCAACATCGGCATGTCGATGCACAAGGCCCACGAACTGTCTGGAGGCTGGCTCCGCGGCTTCAAGCATCCGATCACCGGACGGCGTATCAGCATCGCGGCTGGCACCCGTAATCCTCTGTTCATCAAGCTTGCCGAGAATTTGGCGTTCCTACACGAAAGCGCCGAAGAGATGCTGACGAAGAGGACCGGCATTCTCGGTCCGATCCTGCCGGCTATCCCCTCGGCCGAGCGGCGCATTGGCGCTCCGGTCCAGGTCGCCATGCCGCCGATGAAGAAAACGCCCAGCGGCATCATCCTCCCGAACACGGTGCATTGATGATTGGGAGCGCATCAGGTGTCTTGCAGGTGCTCGAACCCGGACAGAGTGACGCCGACAAGGCTGCCGCCTATCGTGCTGAGATTATTCCGCTGCTGGAACGGGTCGTTGAAGTGGTGGCCCGCGCCAAGAAGGATGGGCTAACCATCGGGTTCAACATCAGCCCAGATCAGTACGGACGGCCGAAGGTCCAGGCCATCGATATCGTCAAGCCGCTCTGATGGCAGACGAGGACGAAGACGAGCCGCTGCCCAGCGATCAGGTGACGGTCGATGCCGCGAGCCAAGCCGGGCTGAAACAGCAGCGCAGGACGCTCAAGCGGGCTGGCGAGGAAACCAAGGACTTCTGGAAGCGCGTATTTGCCGAGCCGGTCGGGCGCCGGGAGATGTGGAGCCTGTTGAACAACGATCTCCACGCCTTCACGTCGGTGTTTTCGGCGAGCCCTACGGGTTTTCCAGACCCGAACGCTTCGTGGTACCAGCGTGGACAGCAAGACATGGGCATGTGGCTCTATCATCGGTGGATGGCGATGGAACCGGAGGGGGTGAGGCTGATGCACGTCGAGAACGACCCTCGGTTCGCCAAGCCAAAGCCTCCTCGTCGAAAGAGTGATTAACTTTCAGTTCGTTTGTGCTATTGATGCGTTAGTTCAATCCCCGCTTCGTCAGTCGGCCGACGAAAACGAAGCGAAAAACGGATGGCAGAACCCAAAGAGGAACCGGTAGCGGCCGCGCCTGTTCCTTCGCCAATTCCCCAAGCTCCTGAGATCGCAGCGCCTGTTCAGGCCGACCAGACGGCTGCGCTTCCTGCTGCGCCGGCCGTTCCAGACCCCCCGTTGGCGGCCGGCGCAGAACCCGTTGCCAAACCCGAAGCAGTTCCTGCCAGCGAGCCGACGCTGCTGGAGTCTTTCGACGCTGAGAAGGCGAAGCCGGTAGAGCTCGAGCCCGGCGAGAAACCCGCTGAGGCAAAGCCTGCCGCGGTCGAGGCCAAGCCCGGTGAAAAGCCGGCAGAGCCTGCTCTCGCCGCGGTCGACTATTTCAAAGACGTCAAGATCCCCGAGACGATCAAGGTCGATGACACCCAGCGAGCCGATGTGACCAAAGCGCTGGATTCCATCAGGTCCGGCAAGTCGGTGGAAGGCGTCCAGCAATTATTTACCCTCCACGAAAAGACGATGAAGGCTTACGCCGAGCAGCTCCAGCGCGATCAGTGGGCCGCCTTCAACGAAACCCGCAAGGGATGGCGCACGGAGGTGATGGCTGATCCGGTCCTCGGCGGTGCCGGCCACAACACAGCGATGGGCGCGATTGCCCGAATGCGTGACCTCGCTGTGCCAGAAGCCGACCGCAAGGATTTTGAGACGTTCCTGCGCGTCACCGGGGCCGGGGATCATCCCGCGTTCCTGAAGGTGATGCACAATTTCTCCCGCTATTTTGATGAGCCGCCGCTGCCCCCAGAGGGCGCGAGGCCGCCACCCAATCCCGGACGCCCTGCCGGCGAGAGCCGTAGGTCAAGGATGTATCCGAGTATGCAGAATGGGACAGGTGGCTAGTGATCGCGCTGGCTCGCAAACTCGCCATGAAATTGCGGCAGCACGGCCCGACGCGCGGCGGCGGCTTTTTCAGCCGTGTCGGTGTAGTAGGTCCACGCCATGCGACCGTCGAGAAAGATATAAGCCATCCACTTACCAACATGTGGCCGGAAGCATACGCCGAGAAACCCAGATCGGTTTCCCTTGGCTGGGCCAGCGAGGTTGTGTCGGTTCTCGGCGACAGTTGCCTCCCGCAAATTGGCAAACCGGTTATCGCTGCGGTCGTGATTGACGTGGTCGATCAAGGCGGTTGGCCATTGACCAGTGACGATCAGCCAGACGAGCCGGTGAGCGAGGTACAAGGCACCGTCGATGCCAATCTGTATGGCCCCACTAGGACCAACGCGTCCGGCTCGCTTCCCTGCGTATCGGCTGTTCGCCTTCCATCGAAGGATGCCGGTGTCTGGATCGTACTCCAGAATCTCGCGAATGCTTTCGGCCGAAAGGTCAGTTCTTGTTTTGATGGGCATGTCGCCGACTATCCCATATCCACCCCCGTTCCTCCAATACATGCTATGATAGGAGTGCAATACGATGGCAACCGGTAGTTGGCCCTCCCTGCTCGATGTCGCGCTTAGGATGGACCCTGAGGGCAGGATCGGCGACATCGCCGAGATGCTCTCTCAGGCGAACGACTACGCCGAAGACATGCCGATGGTCGAGGCCAACGAGATGACCGGGCACGAGTTTATTTTCCGGACCTCGATCCCGGCCGGCACGTGGCGCCAGTACAACATGGGCGTCCCCTATTCCAAGTCGACGACCGCCAAGGCGCGCGTCGGACTGGGGATGCTGGAGGACTACAGCCAGGTTGACCGGGCGCTCGCCGAGCATTCCGGCAATCTCATGGGTTTCCGCGAATCGGAAGACGTGGCCTTCCTTGAGGGCATGAGCCAGACGATCGCCCAGACCACGTTCTACGGCAACACGGTGCAGACGCCCTCCGAGTTCATGGGCCTGTCGGCGTTCTACAACACGCTCAATACCGCCAATGCGCAGAACGCCGCCAACGTCATCCAAGGCGGCGGCGCCGGCAACAACAACGCCTCGCTGTGGCTGCTGGGCTGGGGCACCAAGACGATCTTCGGTCTCTACCCGCGCGGCTCCAAGGCCGGCCTGGCGATGGAGGACAAGGGCGACACGGTTCCTGGCTACGACAACCTCGGCAACCGGTTCGAAGCCTACA